GAGACCGTGATGGTCGGCTCTTTGATGATGCGGACGGTGTCGCCAAAGTTCTCAATTTCGCCAGCGTAGTCGGTATTCGTAATATCTTCTGCAACCGAAGCGCGACGGAAGAATTTGAGAACTTTTTGGCTGAAAATTTCCGGTGTAAAGTTACCGGATGGCAGGTTATTATGACCTGACGCGCTATTAAAAGCCATTAGTCCATCCTTCCTATTTGGAGGTTAAGGTTAGTTGTTGTAGTCAATTCGGCCTTCCGCTCGTGCAGCATCTAATTCGGCTTCCACCTTTTCGAATTCCCACGGCTTCATTTTACCGATTTCTGAAGCCTTCCAAATTTTATCACTCCCACTCGCGGTTTTAACTTCACGAGCAACATTGCGTGTTACTGCGTCTGCTGCGGAGTTCTTAGACTTGGTGCGCTTCTTAGTTTGGCCTGTATCTGCTTTGTACAGATCAAGTACCCGTGCCGCCCAACGTGCATCCGTATTGTTTCGATAGATGCCGTCAGAAATAGATTCAGGTTGTTCGGAAAGCCAACCGAGAAACTTCTCATCATCCTTGAGTTCGTCAAAGTCGGGATGCAACCGTAGCAGTTCCTCATAGGCTTTCTGCTTTTCCAGTTCTTTTTCCCGCTCCTTGATAGTGCCAAGTTCCTGTCGAAGTTCAGACAGTTGGGATTCGGCCTGAATAGACGATACGGTTTGTACGACCTCAAATACTTCAGGATACTGATCTTTGAATGCTTGCAGTTCTTCTGGCGTCTTGGGCATTGAAACTCCCTCTGGCATCTCAGCCTGTGGTGTTTTCATTGCCGTTTTCAAGGCGGTTATTTCCTGCTTGAATTCGCTGACCTTTGCATCATAATGCTTTTTAAGATCGTCGTATCGTTTCTTGTAGTCGTGGTCCGCTTCTTGTTTCGGCTCTACGAAACTCGCTGCCTCTTGGGGAGTAGCCTCTTCGGGGTCCGCATCTTGGGCTTCCACAGCTTCGTCAGATTCATCGTCTTCGTCTTTATAGACATCTTCACGATAGTTACCACGATACAGCGTGTCGCTGTTGATTGTGCCGAAGGAATCGTTCGGCTTGTTGGCACGGTGGCCTCTTACTCGTTTTGCCATTTATTTTACCTCACTCGCGGGGCCACTTGGCTGTGGGTAGCCGCTCCGGTTGTGCTGGGGCCGCAAACTTGCGGGTAGCCAGCGAATTCCTTAAATTTTATTTTTTACTTTGAGCTTCTGTTTTTCTAGCTCTTCTGTTATACTCTCTAACACCCTTGTTAATTATTGGTGTTCTTTTAGATATAAAGCGGCCTTTATCATCTACAAACTGCTGTAGCTCTGGATACTTATTAAAAAGACCTGCTCTAATTGGAGTAGGTGCGTTGTCGTACACGTACCTAGCAAAACTCTCTTGATAGCCCAGCTTTGTAAAATCTGCTGTCTTTTTACTTTTTGGTAACATACCTTGCACAGTTTCGTACGCGATAGCTTTTGCTCTTATTTCTTCGTTGTACCTCTCCTCTATCTCGAACGCTTCATACGGATTAAAAGGTGTTTCTGCTCCAACTTTTATGTCGTACTGACTGTACTTTTTATTTAGCTGGGCAGATGGATTGAAGAATGAGTCTAAAGTTTCAGGATCAGGGTAGGGATTTGTGCGTCTTGTATCTAGATAATCTAGATGGGCAATTTCTTCGGCCATTGCAAAAAGATTAAATAGCGTCGGAGTTTGCGGTACGTTTATTTTTCGAGTACGAGGATTTGCCTCAAATTTTCCTGTTATAGGAATCATACCTGTAGCATCTGCAAGAGCTTTATGGTAGTCTGATACGGTTTTTCCTTTATACAGTCTACCTTGCATTTTTGCGGTTGGCTGATCTTCGTAGTATTCAGAGGTAACAGTCACGTCTTCTGGAAGATTGCCAAGCATTTCTTTCATCTTACGGCGAACTTCATCCGCAATGATGCGATCCTCGTAGTCTACGTCACCTCCGTTTGCGAACTTTTTTTCGTCGAGGAATCCACCTCCCGCCTTTTCTTGACGACGAGTGACTTCTCGTTTACCACGATTGTTAATTTTACGGAGACGATCTAGGCCAATAACTTTGACCAGTTCAGGGGGTACTTTTACCTCACCCTTAGATAGGGCCACATCGATAGTACCTTCATATAGTTTACGATCTACGCGACCAATGTCAAGTCCTTTTTGTACAGCAACTTCATAAGCTTTCATTAACATCTTACGAATGTCTTCGCTCCCGGCAATCTCAACAGCCGGTGCATTGATAATAAAAGTGTCTGGACGGACACTGTCGTTCTGATCATCCGCAACAGTTTCGGCTTCGCTGAACTGTTCTGGCGGCTTGCCACCTACAAACTGTGCGGGTTGCATGGGTTGATCGCCCTGTGCCATACCCTGTACAAGACCGCCTCGACGAAACTGATTAGCATTTACACCCTGCACAAACTCATCGCCAAGAACTTTTGCAAGGACTAGGGCAACCGGTTGCTCAAGCATGTCCTGAAGAAGACCCATCTCTCGTTTGTCGAGTCTCTTGGCACGTTCTACCACACCCTCGCGGTACTTCTTCATTTCTTCAGACATAGGACCGCCTTTCCAACGACGTAGCAAATAGGCTCCCAGAACGCCCGCTCAATACGGCCAACCGGATGACGCTTGCCCTTCTTCTGCATCCAAATGTCTGCGGTGCGCCGACGAGCGATACCTTCAAGAACGCCGCGAACCAGTTGGCGGGGCTTGGTAGTGCCACCATATCCGTAGGAGACGAGGGGTCTGAAGATGGCGTGATAGCCAGCCTGATATTCGGGCGGCATATTGCGGCTGTGTGCAAGCCAGATAGCCTGACGAAACGAACCAAAGCCGTAGGCTTCGTTCATGGCTGTGCAGACAATCTTGCCGCCGCCACCGCCGCCACCACTGTCATCGCTGCCACTGTCGGTGTTACCAAAAGCAGCTTCCTGATAACCGCTTTCCACGTAGTCTATGGACTCCTGAACACTGTCCATTGAATATTGATTGCCGCTGGGTCTGTCGTCGTCGCTGTCATCCCGTTCTGGCGGAGGCGGAGGAGGAGGCGGGGGCGGGGGCGGGGGCGGAGGATTACCGGAGTCTTGATCAGGAGTGCGGAGACTTGTCGGTGTCAGGATACTGCCAACAGCATCATTTGTGCCTATGATGTCACCAGCACCGAGGAAGTCATCTGATGTAATCGACTTGCTTGGGTCGAGGATGCTGTCTAGTTTTTCCTGATATGCAGCATCTGCCATACCTTGATAGCGAGAAGCAGCAGCACTTTGACCTTTAGTTAAGCTGAACGACGTTCCTCCGGGCGCACCCTCATCTCCATCATCTGTAACTGTCGTAACGGCACCCTGTGCAAAGTTATTCTTCACAAAGTTATCAAGAAAAGCGTTAGCGCGGCTCAAAGAACTTGTGTACTCCGCAGTGCCCTGACGAGCCACTGTGGTAAACGACCCAATCCCACCCTTCATGTGCGAGTTGAGTCCCTGCTTCATCTCAAGGGCGTTCTGCGCCCTTTCAGCCTTGCTCATGCCCGCATAGACATCTCCGAGTCCCGCATCCTTCATAGCCTTCTCAAAGGCCATCTCACGCGCCTGTTCGGCCTGTGTAGCGGTTGCCCGCTGCGGACCTGCGGCACTGTGGATATTACCATACGCATCCATGACGAATCCGTCACCGCCTACGATGCCTTCTTTGCCGCTGATATCATATGAGCCAAAGGCTTCACTTTCATAGCCGGAGGGACGCTGGGTCTCTTTCATGGTTCCCGGGATAAAGCCGTTCTTTATTTCCATGAACCTGTAGGCTTGATCCTGACTCAAGCCCATAAGGTTGCCGTTAACAACTCGGCTTCCGGGCTTACGGTGCATGACCTGCCCCTGAAAGCGGACAAGGTCTCCCGGTGTGCGAACTTTTCCCGTTCCCTGTTCTATGGATTGACCGGCAGCAACTATAGCCTCTGCGGTGCCTAGTTGCGCTTTACGGTTCATCTCGCCAGCCGCATAGGCAAGACCCGTGATTGGCAGTCCTGTAGCTACGGTTGCAACCACCCCCGGAATGCCGCCAGACTTATCCATAGTTGTCTTGGCTTTTTCTAGGAAATCTTCGAAACCGCCTTGGGATGAGTCAGACTTGGCTTCGACAGTAGGCATGTTGAAGTCTTGGATAAACTTATTAGGATCGATGTCTAGGGATGTGAATGCGGGTCCGCCAGTCGTAATGTTGACGGCGTTGAAAATATTTGAACCTTGATCGTCAGAGCCAACAGCTTGGGTCGGGTCTACGTTGACATTCGGCTGACCGTCATCGTCATCGTCGTCGTCGGGATCAGGTACACTGACATCAATACCCCCAAAGTTATAGAAGTCAACGAATGAGGACGTATACTCGTCTGTCGTGTATTTTTTGCGTGTATCCGAACTTAAAAAACCACCTGTTCTAATCATCGTTTCTCACCACTGCTTCCTGATTACTCTTCAACTTGAGGAGCATTTCCAGTAAACCCAGCTTCCCCTGCATTTGGCGCAGTTCCGACTCCGATTGTGCCGTTACCACGGCCCGAATCATCGACTCCCGAAGTTCCGCCAGATACTCCTCCATCAGGGGCCATTCCTTGCTGTGGAGGAGCGCCGCCAGCTTCCTCGCTTGCTGCTTGTTGAGCATTCTGCATCATCCCTTTCAACATCTGTGCGTAGACTTGTGCCTCGTTGACATCGTTGACGAGACTGTCAGGATCGATGTCTTGAGCAATGGCTAATTCCCGCATCAAGTTTGGCAACTTTACAAAGGGTGCCAATATAGGATTAGATACTGTTTGCAGGAGAGAGGTGAGTCGCTGAGTGCGAACCTCCTTTTGCATGACCGCTGCTACGCCCCGTGGCTTGATTTCAAGGTCACCCTCTATATCTTGTGAGTCTTCATTGAACTGCATGTTCCACTGGAAGTATGCCTCGCCCAGAGGCTTCAACAGATAGTCGTCAATGTTCTTGATCACAGTCTTCATAGACAAACCGGCGCTGCCCATAAGCATCGACAGTCCTGCTGCTGTGCGTCCAGTACCAGTCACACCTGTCTGACCATGCATGATCGACGGGATACCCGTCTCTTCGTCCGCGAGTTGTCGGCTGATTTGATACATCTGTATGTTTTCGCCAGCCGTGTTCGGGAACTTGAGACCGTTGATAGCCGTGCCTGTCACGCCGGACTGACGACGAAATATCTTACCCGGGAAAATGTCCATGTTCTGTCCGGGCACGAGACTGGCCTCATCAACATCAAAAACCAGATTGCCAGCAAGAGCGAGATTGTCGATTGCCATACGAACGTGACCATTCATCAGCATCTGCGCGTCTTCCATGTTCTCTGCTACGCCAACGCCCCAAATCTGATAGGGGTTGATCTCAAAGGGAAACGCCTGATACGGAATGCGGGCTGGCGTAAACGGATTTACGACGCAACGAATAACTAGTCCACCACACACCCAGACGTTAACCTGAAGCTGATCAAACTCCGACATGTCCTTGGCTTCTTCGAGACCAACTTCGTAGGCAAACTTGGCGTCGAGAACTCCCCAGTATTCCAAAACCTCATATCTATTTTCTTGATAGTAAGGCTCTGTTTCATCCTCGCGGATAGTGTCTTCGTAGTATTTGTCCTCGTAGTTTGGACCCTTGGCAAGACACTCCTGAATAGCCTGTGCGTCAAAGTAAGGACGCATGATAAGGCTACGAAGTTGCTGGCGATTCATGCGATGACGTTCGATGACGTATTCGCAGTCTTCGATTGATGTAGCAGATGGATCAGGATGGAAATCCCAGATAGATACTGCTTCTATGCGCGGCACGGTCTTTTCGTATGGCATGTAGACACGATTGCCCTCGTCGTCTCTCTGCCATTTGTGAACACGCTTGTAAAAATTAAACGGACCCTTTATAATGCCCGTGCCAAGCAGAGATGATTCGAAGATTGCCTTACGAAACACATTGACAGCATTTGTATCAAGGAGTTGATCGTGAATGCACTTCTCCATAAGACGGGCTTGCTCTTTAGCTGGCTCAAACTGAGGCTCACCCATCTTGGATGGGCCAGCAACAATGCTGTCGCCAAACTCTTTTCCGTACGATCCGAGAACGTGAGAACCGCTGGCAGACAGCGCCCCCGGTGCCAACTCTCTACCGTCTCCCGGGAACCCGTAAGGGTCTTGAGGCTGCATGTCATCCAGAGGAGTTCGCATATGTGCAAACTCTTCAATACCCTCTGGCATCGGTGTGGACTCAACGACAAGAGGGAACTTTTTGTTGGCAAAAAGAATGTCAACAATTTGACCATAAGCCGCAAGAACTTTGGTTTTGGTAATCTTGATAAATACTCTAGATCGCTCGGAATCTCTATACTGCGTTGTCGAGTCATAGATACCACGAAAGTTCTTGTACGCTTGCAACCAGCGTTGCTCATAAACGTATCTACCATTCTCCGCATCTTCAAACTTGGCTCGAATGTATCCAGCCAACCCCGGCATTTGTTCACTGGGGCTTTGAACAGGAAGAACTGTGTCGTCAGTCGGCTCTAGGAAATTGTCAGACATTGCGAGTCCTTAGTAGTCGCGTTCTTCAGCCATACGCATAACAGCAGGATCAACAGCCGTTTTAGTCATCTTCTTCGGCATATCCTCTGTCAGAACACCCTGTGTGGTCTTGGTATCAAACTCAAGTCCCTCACGATAAAGCTTGTCAGCGCCCATTTGATCGTCTACCGAAGTGTTCGGTGAATTCATAATGTACGCTTCGCCCATGTTCAGGTTCTGCATGTTAGTCTCCCTTTTCTATGAAACCGCCAGACGCCATTCGTCCGCCGGAAATAAGTCTGGTCAAGATGTCTTCCAGACTCTCGTCAGTGAGATCGCCCTTGATCCCATACTGTTGTTCCAGTGCCTTCTCCGTTCCGGAGATGGTCAAGTCAGTCAGGGCACGGGATGCGGGGCCGATTATGCCCATCGCGCCGCTGGCCTCTTCTACAAATGCTTGTCCTGCTGCCTTCTCGGGGGTCTCACCTCTTTCAATTAATTCGCGGCGAGTTGACTCAAATCCCACGCCGGGAAGTGTTGAAAGCGCAGCCTTCGCCCCCTTGCTTACAACTGTACCTGCCACGCCAACCACAGTGCCTACTACTCCCTTTGTGCCGCTAGGCATTTTACCAGTCTTCTGATATTCCTTCATGGCATCCGCCATGCCCTTTGAGTCGAAACCTTCTTCAGTCAGTTTGTTCTGGACTTCGATGTTGGGTTCGTCTACATCGGCGGCGGCGGGGGTGGGGACAGATGTTTGAGTTACTTCGGGGGTCCCGGCTAATCTGGCAGCCGTATCGCGCTTATCTATCTCTGCTTGTAGAAGTGCAGTCTCTGCTTTAGTTTTAGAAGTTTTCTGATACGTCTGGGCTGCAGCATCATCGGTTTCAATAGAAATAGGAGCGATGTTATCATTTGAAAAAACGACACCCTCAGAAAGTTGCTGCGCTCGTTCCTGCATGAACGGCGGTAGATTGTTTACAGCCTCCCCTGTAACTGCGTATCGGGCTGTGTATGGGGAAATTTTATCGATACCAACTTCAGTTAAAAACTGCCCATGAGTTCGTACACGAGTCTTGGGTTTATTTTTCGCGGCAGGGACAAGAACTGCATTGCCCTCCGACATCAAAACCCAAGTTTGAAAAGAGGCTGCATTAGCCTGTTCTATTCGACCTGCTTCATTCAGGATGGCTTGATACTTCTGAACGTTGCCTTCTTGAGGTCTCCACGTTAAAGCACGACGAACTGTGCTAGTCTCATTGTATCCTTGTGCGCTAAGGTGTGTCTCCATCAAGCGACGAAAGTCGTAAGCACTGAACTTCTCTTTTACATATGAATCTGTACCCTCTGAGTAATACTCAATAAGGGGTATGCTTGCTTTTGCAAGCTCCTCGTTGATTAGTTTATCTAGACTAGATGCCGAGTTAGTAAATACCATGCCGTTTTTTCTGTCTCCTATATGATGTAAAATAACATCTCTTTGAGACGACGGCATATAAGCGATAGGAACAGATTTTTTACCCGCCCCTTCTATGTTGTCTTTTGAATCTGTTTTGAGGGCAAGTCCTTTGACAATACCTGTTTCAAAATTGATATTCTCAATCTTCAAACCCTTAAAGTCAGAAGGACGATATCCTCCCTGCATCATTAAAAGCATACGAACCCCAGCTTCTTTACGCAAAGGATCGTCACTTGTAAGCAGTCCTGCTACTGTACTCTTTACTTCTGTGTATACTTCTGGCGGATAAGCAAGGGGTATCTTACGATCAACTGCTGTCGAAAATCCAGCTTTTAGGTAATCGGCTTCACCAACAGCCTCTTTCATCATTGCCCGGAAGGGATTGGCACCTCTTGCAGCAGTGACACCAACTTCACCTAAAATTTTAGTGAAGTCTCCGACAAGTTCTCCAGAACGAGTATCTTTACCATAGGCTACAATCGCCTTGATAAACTCATCTCGTTTGGGACCGCCTTCTTTTATTTCTCCCAGTGTAATATCGCCAAAGCCTAGATCATTAAGAAACTTTACTCGTTTCTCTACGGCTCCTGAAGGTATATCCGTTCGATTGGCTTGAACATCAACCAAAGAAGTCGAACTAAGTGCTTCACCGCGCGAAACTCCACCCGCCGTTATGCGCGGGATGAAGTCTTCATTAAACTGAATAGGATTAGCCATTAGTAACCAAACGTCGCATCAGCAGGCTGGAAAGCCTGATCCTTGATGCCTTGAAGTGTTTTGTGTATGGATTGATATCCCGACATGCGCGTCATCAGCATATAGCGCAACGCATCATACGCATGATCCTCTGCTTTCGTGTCTACATCTTCACTATTAGTTTTGGAGAGAGGTATGCCAGATAGTTGTGCTATAATATGCTTGCATGAAGAGAATATTCGTAGACGAGGTTCGTTGGTGTAGGGGTCGTCAGCAAGCCGCCTGTGAATTTCCATTTTTCCTTGTAGACGGTTGCGGTCTGAAGGAGTCCACCTAACACCAGCCCGCATCATTGTCTCTGCAATGGACGGGCCGAAGCCTGTCTTGTTCCAGCAAGAAGAGTCTAGAACGTTGTAGTGTGGAAGTGGGTCTAACTCTTCTGCTTCTAGTATTTTATCAGCAAGTTGCTCGGCTGTCAAGTGTTTAGCATATAGTTCGCGATAAACCCAGATATTATTATCCCAGTCAATAGCCCCCCACAGAACGCACGACGGACTCGCATACCCGTAGTCTGCCGCACGAATACGGGGCCAGTTGGTTGGAAGTTCAAAATGTTCGACCACATGTCTAGACCTTGAAAACTCGGGGAAGGCCGCTCCCTCCGCCACGTCCCAATCCCCTTCTAGGAGTCGTCTACGCTCGACATCCGGGAGCGACCTGAGCATGGCCTCATACTGACCGTCTGCCATCAGGTAGGGATTATCAGTCAGCCGCGCAGGAACAAACTTGCGATAGAACAGCGGCTGACCTGCTTTTTTGTGACCATCAGGCCACACAAACGTCTTTCCAGTTTCTATATCGTAGGCACCAAAAGGCTTGTTTGGTTCACGGCGATCGATGTACATCTTCTTGACCCACCAACCACCCACTCCTCCGGGGTTGGCTGTGCAGCGCATACACAACTGTTGCTGGAGTTCAGGATCAGTAGCACGAAGGCGAGAACGCAAGTAATCCCAGACATAGGACGAAGGATACTGAGTAATCTCATCGATGCCAATCCAGTTGAATGCCTGACCCTGAAAACGGGTCACATCTTTGTCTCTGTCAAGGTAGGTAAACCACATGGTTGCACCGGAGGGAAATACCCATGTGGACTTAGATTCACGAAAAGTAGCTCCCGGGAACGCCTTCGGATATAGCTGCTTCGACTTGTCTATAAGTTCTGTTAGTTCGTCGAGTGTACGACGGAGAAGAAGACCACGATGATTAGGATTGTGACAATAACGTAACGGATCAGCAAGAAGTGCAAAACTTTTTCCACCACCGGCTGCACCACCGTAGAGTACATCCTGTTCAGACGCACTAAGAAATTCTTCTTGCGGTCCCGGATTTGGCTGAAAGATAACTGGGCTACCATCAACAAGGTCTCCCACTGCATTTGGTAAGTTTGTAAGATCGCCTTGATCAATGACTCTAGTTTTTTCACCCTGTAGTGCCTTCTCTATCTTGTCTGCAGACTCTGTCAATTTCTTGACTTTGCGTTTCTTGTATTCGGCTTTCTGTTGCTGAGTAGCTGCCGACTTCTTCGCATTACGAAGACGCATCTGGACGGAACGTCGTGCCCGCTCCCTATCACTGAGCTTGTACTCAGCTTTAGGCTGATTCGGGTCTTTCTTGGGTCTGCCGCGAGTTCGCGGCTTGTCCACAGTCGCCGGGTCAGGAGGGACTAGGACGCGCTTACGAGGCTTACTAGCCATCAATCACTACTTCTTTTTTCGGAGGGAGCAAGACAACGCCGTGAACCGCTGTGACATTGTGGTTCATGGTTTCTTGTCTGCCAAGACCTACGCGGTTCAAGACAGATTCTGCTGCTTTCATCCGCAGATCGTCACCACGTTCAATATCCGGGGCGTCCACGAGGCTAACTAGCTTGTTCGCGGCTCTGAGAGACTGTCCCGCCAACACGGTTTTGGTCCGGTCAATGATTTCATCAGCTAGTCGGTCCTTGAGCCACTTGATCGAACCCTCTGCATAGCCAGCAACCTCCGCTGCGGCCCTTATATTGCCGCCATTGTCAAACAGGGCGTCCAAAAAGGCTTCCTGTTTCTCCGTGAGGGCGGGTTTATGGTTGTTTTGCTGGGGTAACAGATTCATGTGAACGTCAATTCCTTACATTTGAAGCTATAGGTTGCCGGGATGGGGAATAATCGGGCTACACCTACCGCCATTTCCTGTGAACGAACCTTACACTGGTCAAATGTCTCGTATGGGCCACGTGTGTCGTCGAATCGAACACACTCGCCGGGCATGGATAACGCACAGACCATCAACATTGCTTCAAACATGGGGCAAAATCTCCTTACAACCCATTAGTTTAGGGCTAGTTACCTGTCCTGTCAACCCAAAAGTGACGAAAGAGCAAGAAAAAGGTTGACAAATGCGAATTTTGACTGTACACTGGCGTTAAGCCCGCCGGGGATACACCCATGTACCCCCCTGCTCTTCCAAAAGAGGCCCAGTAAGGAGGGAGGGCACCCCTACAGGTACCTAACGTGTTCGCAGGAAAACCATACAGGTAACCTAAAATACCAAAAATGATGTCGGGATTGCATAGCAAATGCCATAGGGGTGGGGTGGCCCATGCGTGCGCACGCGCGTACTGATTTTATTACCTTTTTTGTCAGGTCATCTGCGGCAGACGGCGCGGCGTTCTGGCTGGCATCGGCAACCCCGGCAACCAGTCCCGGCAACCACACATGCAAACACGCGCCCACCCACCCGCGCGTTGGCTGTTTTGTCATGAGTGGCATGGCCGTTAACCCTCAAAGCCCACTGCCGGTTCCCTATAGACTGACAACCCCGGCCAGTTACTGCGCGATTTATCCAAGGATTACAGGAGCGGTGCTGCAATAAACCCAGCAACCCGCAAAAAAGAACCCCCAGCACAAAGGCCGGGGGTCAAGGTAAGGGAGGAAGATTGCCGGGATATTAGCCCCTCACCGGCAGGGTAACTGGCTAGTCGTCTTTGGCGACTGTAAACTGTGCGGACGCAATGGAGCGCGGGCTGCTGCTCATCCACTTCTGCAAACCGATTGCATCCATGAAATTGTCTAAGGCATCGAT